CAAGTGATGGGTCAAGACGTTCTAATTGCTTAGCAAGACCAGAGAAATCTTGATAGATACGGCTATAAGCCTTCTGGCTTGGCTGTATGTAAGTTGCTTTATCACGAGCATTAGTAAATAGACGGTCCATTGGAAAGTCTCCACCACCTGCAAGGCGCATCTGCTTCTGGAATTCATCCTCTGCTAGCGTAGATGCCTGCATTTCAGTAAGTGGCTTACCAGTTTTAGAATCTGTCTGAGCCTTATACTTATTCAAAAGCATATAGTAATAGTCAGAGAACAAGGCATCTGGACGAGATTCAACATACTGAGGTGTTCCCAAAAGTGAGAACATCTGTGTACGGAACTTACGTAGATAGATACTTTCTGTACCCTTACGAATGCTTTCTTCTGTAGGCTTAGGACCTATCTTCATTTCATAAAGAACTTGCTGGCGATTAGCCTCAGATAGCAGGGACATAACCCACATCTCATCTGTTGTGCTCTTGTTTAAAGCAGTAAACAGATTACGTGCCCAAGCAGGTGTAAATGTACGCCCTAGTTGAGTCTTTAAATCTGGTTCAATTCCATACGGGAACATTTCCTCAAAGGAATAACCAGGAATCTTTCCAACAGTTTTATTTACTGTCTTCTTAATCTCATCGTTTGTGTCTGGCTTCCAGCCTAGAGCACGACCCAAGAAGATTGGAACTAGATATGATGGACCAGGTAGGTTAGCAATGTAGTTAGTTGCACGAGCACTGATTATTACACCCTTGCCGTCGTTCAAACCCATTTCTTTTGTACCAGGAATAAGCAGATACTCTGCTTCCATAGGATTCTCAACTGGATTACCAAACTTATCTACACCAAATGAGTTGTATAAACCATAGTAACTGTTAAGGAATCCACCCATACGTCCAGGTTGCTTAACGGCAAACCCACCGTAGCGGTAGATACCAGATGCTGCAGCATTTGGGAATGTTGTTAGCACTCTTGCTAAGTACAGTGCACGCTGTTGGCGTGGGATTGTGTAGAAAACTCTACTTACATTTTCAACCATTTCGGAAGCAACTGATTGACGCATTGCTAAAGCAGTTGAAAGAGTAGGTTGCTGTCCTTGAGCGACAAGCATATCAAATTTTTCTTGCATACGCTTAGCGAAGTCAACAGTTCCCCATACTTCGCGGATAGCGTTTTCTGGAAAAACCATTCCTCGCCAAGCCTTAGCCATAATAGCGTCAGTTGCTGCATTAAAGGTTTTGATGCCAGTAGTTGGTCGACCATAAGGGACATCAAGTGGCTGGATACCAACCATTTGGTCTAACTTGTCAGCCAAAATTTGTTCTAAGTCTGTCTTCTTTACTGGACCAACAGCGGCTAGCGCCTGTGCCTCACGAGTTGGTAGGTAACGATTGACATAAGAAAATGCTTCGTCAACCATATCTGTCAACTGGTCAACAGGACGACCCATTGAGTTAGCATAAGAGCGACCCTGACCTGTAGACGCCCAAGCAAGGATTCGCTCGCGTGGGATACCAGCAAGAACCTGGTCAACCAGCATATCTCCACGCATAAAGTTGTTGACCACATAAGCCAACTCATCAAAGTAGAGTGGGTCAGCCACATTAGTAATTGACTGTGGACCATTTCTAAAGATAGTATTAAACTTTGCTACAGTTGCCTTGTTACCAAGAACTTCAATTGTTCTCGTGCTGTTGTTAGCAATTTCGCTGAAGTAACCATCTCCAAGATAATTCTGATTTCTCATAGATGGCACTTCAATTACTTGACCATTAGCAGCAACAATCTTTTGCATTTCAGGAAGTAAAGGTTTCTTGATATAGCGACCTTCAGAAACAGAGAAAATCTCTCCACGCTTCTTGATTGCTGGTGCAAGTTCTTGTAAAGAATCATTAATCTTCTTATATGCTGAAGCAATGGCTGTATCTAAAGTGTTAATCTCTGGTGCCATTGTATTAATGGTTTGAGATGCCTTAGCAATTAGTAGTTCTGCGTTGCGAATCTCACTAGCATAACGCTCACCTGCACGTGCTTCGGCTGGTAGGTCTTTAAGTGTTTGGACTCTGCGACGCAAGTTGTATAAAGATGGAACATCGATTGGCTTACCGTACTCAACTGTATATCGATTCAGGCTAGTCTCAAGGTAATCAACCATCTTCTCTGCAGCGCGAAGGTCTTCCTTTACTACATCTGCCCACTCACGCTTAGTTGCTGGAGATACACCAGGAACATCATTAAATAGTTGCTCATACTTAGCATAAACAATATCTCTATTGTTAACAGCAATGTTGTATTCGTCAGATAAAGCCTTGACTTCACGCTGGATTTCCTTCTTTGCGCTAGGTGCAATTGTCTTAACCTTTTCAATACCACGCATAACTACGTTTATATTGTTTTCAATAATCTGCTTTGATGCCTTACCAAACATAGCACTTGCAAACTTGCTACCTTCAGCCATAGTTCCACTAAGAAGTGGTTCAAAGATTGAGTTCTTTGGGATATAACTGAAACGATACAAAGCAGAAAGCGAGAACGCCTTATTTCCTGCTTCAAAAATTGCACGAATAGCATCTCGTCCAGTACCGCCTGCTTGCTGCATTGTTCCAGTAACAACATTCTTTTGCTTGCGAGCAGCACGAGCAATCATTCTGTCAAACTCACCAAATGGTAAAGTTGGTAAAGAGTTTGCTAATTGACGCTGTGTCTTAGGATTGACAACAACCCTAACACCAGTTGGGTCAAGTGCTGTTCCTCGTGACGCTAGGTTGCCGTGCACAGAGTAAACATCTTGCATTAGATTGTCAACAAATGTGTCAATCAAATTAGTATCATTAAATCCGCGAGTAAATGAAATAGTGCGAACTAACTCAGGCGCTAGATTCTTTACAACAGCCGCACGCTCACCATCAGTCTTTGCCGATACAAACTTGTCAATAATTTCAGTACGGTACTGTGAGACTGTCTTGCTTGTTCCATCGTGAGTTACAAGAACTTTGTCACCACGAGTAAACAAAGGAATGTCATCGAATGTTGCAATTAACTCATCTACGCCGTTAAGTGGTCGTACACCAGAGTTAGTAATAAAACCCTTAGGCATCATTGTGCCAAATGTACGAATCAATACAGTAGATGGACCATTAAGATACTTACTCTGTAATACTGTTTGTGTGTATCCACCAACATTTGAGAAGTCACGCTCAACAGTAGAAGTCTTAATCTTTCCAGCACGTGAACGTGCGGCAGCAAATGCTTCGCGTCCAATGACTGGCTCTGCTGGCTTGTAGTTCTTACCAAAGAATGTAGGTTCAATAGTCCTAGCACCAGTTGCTGGGTCTTCAATTTCTTTTAAGAAGGCATCATAAATCTCTTGATGCTTAGGATTTTTCTTAATTGCATCATCAAATGCGCCAAGTACACGAGCAGATTGCTCAGGTCCCATTGACGGAATACGTCCAGTTGCTGCGTAGTTGCCCTGAATAACAAGGTTACCATCACCTAGTACCCATAAGTCATCGCGCATACCTGCAGCAGCAAGGCGCTCAACTGCTGGAGCATAAGCCTTATCAGCCAAAATTAAATCACGGACAAACTCTGGGTCTTTTGTATCTTTAAGAATTCCAGGAAGACGAGGGTTGTTACTGTGCTTTCTTATGATTCTTGTAATATCAAGAATGTTCTCTGAGGTAGCAAGGTCTTCAACATCTTGTCCAAAGACAGTTAAGTTGCCCTCTGTTCCACCAGACTTACGGAAATTAATATGCTGATTAATTAAATCTTCAGCCTGTGGCATAGCATTTACATCGCCTACACGGAAGCGAGTACTAAGACCAGCCGCTAGTGCACCTGCACGTATACCAGCAGCAGCGGCGGCACCCGCAACATTGATTGCAACATTCTTAATTAAAAAGTCATTTCCTCCAGTAATCCATCTACCGAGGGTATTTTCTTCAAAGTTTTTCTCAACTTGCTCGTCATCCCATAAATCAACATCTTCAACATTAATGCCACCGCTTTTAAGAATAAGACTTTGAAAGTCACCAATTGGTGTTAGATTACTCTTGAGGATAGATACACCTAGAGAAACTCTTTCGCTTCGGTTGTACGCATCGGTTATATCTGAAAACTGAAACCCTTTACCGTACTCACCAGCCTTGTATAGTCGACTAGTTGGGTCAGTAAGTAAAAATGCTGTTGAAAAAGGACGAGCAATGATAGGACTAAAGACATACTCTTCAGCCTTCTGCGATGCGTAGAGAACTGGGTCAACTACTTTTCCAGTAGTATCATCTACGGTTACAAGACCAGCCTTTTGCAAAGCCTTTTGTGTTCCTGTTTCAGCAGCAATACCTGCAGCGGCAGCCGCACGTGGGTCACCCTTAAATGTTTGTGCGGCACCTAGTTGTGCGCCACCCATTGCAACATTTCCAAGAATTGCTCCAGGAAGTTGTGACAGTCCCTTAGCAGCACCCTTAACAGAATTAATGAAGTCTTCCCATAATGGCATTACTTCACCTCCGCTGCTCTAAACGTATCAGGGCTTCCACCTTGTACTTCATTACCAGTAACAGTAAGAATAAAGATATCTCTATCTTGTGGTGACTCCCAAGGAACCATTGCCAAAGGAATTGCTATTTCATAATTTTCATAACCTAGAGAGTTAGCAAACTTGTCTAGGTGGTCAAAGAAGTTATTCTCTACCCATCTCATCAAATTATCTGATTTTTCAAGTAGTTGATAAATTGCTTGTAAGAATCAGGTGCACCTGGAAGGCGAGTTGCATTCATTAAATCTGGAAGGTAACGCTTAATAAGCGCAACGTTTTCATCCTGGTTAATAGGCGATGTCAAGCGAGAAGGTAGCGCCTCTGAGCCACGACCACGACCAACATCCACTCCATCAGAGATTGGCAAATCATCCATTGACTCAGCATCTAGTGGAACAAGTCCTGACATCATTGATGCCATTGGGTTTGTAGGAGTCTTCACTTCAGGAACTGGATTGCCAGCCAATGAGGCTCCACCCTGTTGTGCCATAGTTTCTACTCCTGTTGACCCTAAACTCTTCATATCTGGAATGTACTTAGGCGCTTGTTTGTTGTTTCCGCTTTGACCATTTCCGCCAAGAGGATTAATACTGGTAGGATTATTTTGAGAGCCACCGTTATCACCACCACGATTTTCTGGTGCAGTTATCATTCGTCATCCTCTTCTTCTAAGAAAGTATCTTCAAGTTCACTGTTGTACTCTTCGGCTAAGCGCATCATTCCTGCTGCATTCCAAGGAGTCATTGCTTCGCTAACTTCTGTGTGAAGAAAGCGGTTGCCTTCGTAATCTGCCCATTCGGATATTAAAACCCAACCTGATGCAATGTAATTTTTTCCTGCGGTGTCTGTATCTACAAGAAGTCGCAGAGCGTCTTCAACTGCTTCGCGGAATTCAGCACTCATTTCTTTAACTGAGTTTCTACTATGAATGGTTCCGCTGTCTTGCTGTCATTAAGTGCAGCAATAGATGCTGCTTGTTCAGGTGTAGCACCTGCATAAAGTGCACCTAGGGCTAAATCGCCACCAGTGCCTATACCGTAGTAGCCTGAATCGCTACGAGATACTGCAAAGTCGCTGTCAATCTCAAACAAACTACCATTGAGTCCAACAATTATGTTAATCTCAAAGTCTTTATCTGGTGATTTAGAATCAAGTAGACCAGCATCTGTAAGAAGTTGCTTAAGTGATGGTGCTACTTTGTTGACCATAAACTGAAATATGTTAGTTTTGTCTTTTACTAGAAAGGCTGGTGGTTTCCAAGTGTGTAATACAACCTGTAATGCACGAACATCTCCTGCGACTCCCACAAGATAGTTACCATTAGTAACAACCTTAACCATATCTGGATGAGAGTAAATCTTTGAATCACCTACAATGCGAGAATCGCCAAGAACTACACAGCGATTTGCATATTCAACGCCGATAATTGTTGTCATTGTCCCCTACCTTAATTATCTACGTGCTACGGTTCTTACGCTTCCGCTACCTTCTCCTGCGCCTGAAAGGCTAGAGAGAATACTCATAATGTCTGGTGGTGCTTGCTCTGGTGGTGCAATTTCTGGTCCGCCTTCTGGAGCAATAGCGCCTCCTGCTGGAACGCCTTCGGGAGCAGGGGACATTTGCTCAACCATTTCTGGTGCCCCAGCAGGAGGAACTTGCTGCTGCGGAGCGAATGTGGCTTCAATTGCGTCTTCTAGTGCTTGACCCTTTTGACGAGCCTTGATAACCGCAGCAATCTTACGTACTACTTCTGAAGCATCCTGACCTTGTGTTGCCATCTGTGGGATGGCTTGTGTATAGGCAGTAAGCGAACCAAGCAATGCGGCACGCATATCTTCAATTTCAATCTTTTCAAGTTCTTGTGTTACGTTCACAGTAAATGGAAGTTCTCTCATAGCCATATCTCGGCTGATGAGTTTTCCTCCAAGTGCTTGAAGCATAAAGATAAGACCTTGCGCTGGGTTAAGACCAGCAAGCATACCGTAACGAACATCAGCAGAATAGTCTTCTTTGATATCTTTAGATGGCTTGTATGTAACTTCATATGGAGAACCTGAATCTACACCGCGAATTGTTTTTTCTTCTGGATAAATCTTTTCATCAACTTCAAAGCAGAGGCTAATTACATCGCGTAGTGCTGCAGCGAAGATAGCCTGTGCTGATTTGACCTGGGTATCGAATGCACCCATAAGTGCTTGTACGCCTTGTCCAGTGACGATTGAAGCATCAATGTTACCTGTACGTGATTCTGGGTAACGTGTACCAACACGAAGTTCCTGGTTGAGCAATGTCTGCTCAGTAAATGCACCTTGTGGAAGTGTGAGTTCTACGCGGCGTACACCTGCTGGGTTTGCAGTACGAATAACTGCGTCTCCACCAAGTTGTAGTTCCTGTACATCCTGTGGAAGTACGATAGGAGCCTGAACAGATTTTTCTGCTGCTTCCATTGCAAGCAATGCAAAGCGATTGCGTAGCAACTGGATGCCTAGAACATCATCAAATTGTCCACGTAGTTCGCCATCAACTGAAGGCTTACGTGCAACAATAACCATCATCTTA